TGACGTTGAAGCATTGCGCAAAATCAACATTGAGTTTGTCGCTGAACTGACTCAGGGCTGGGAAAACTTCAAAGAGAAGTTCAGCCAAGAGCAGGCGATTGAGTTTTACGAAAAATACCCAGTCGTTTATGAGCAGGTTGATAAGTTCATCAGCGACCGGAATAACTACGTAAAAAAGTAACGCAAGACCTGTGCGCGTGGGCTGGCTATTACGGCTGGCTTCATGCGCCACACAAGGATTCGCACGACACTTTTAGAGATATTTACGGCGATGCTGCGTGGCTTCCTGAAGCGCCTTGCGAGTACATAGCCGGTTGGTTTAGTGATTTGGGTTGGTATGCTCGCGGATTCAACGGACCTGAGCCGCTGAGCTGGTCAGAGATTAAAGCGTGGTCTGACTTATCCGGCACAGATGCAGAAGCATGGGAGTTTGGCGCTTTACGCGCAATGTCTAACGCCTACTGTAATTGGTACAGCAAAACGAGCCAAGACAACACAATTGACCCGCCGATTATTCCAGGTGATGAGAAGCTGAAGGAAATCCAAGCGATTAACGCCAAACGCATGAAAGCGATGATGAGAGGGGCTTAAAGCCCCTCTATATTTAGATGTCAAAAGATTTAAAAATAAAATAACCACTGTTAAAAGCAGCGTAATCATTAAGGTTTATTGAGTACCCAGAATAAGACTCAAAAAAATCTACAACCCTTAGCGCTTCCTCTGGAGTCGCATAAATACCCATTGCGATAATCTCATCATTACCTAATGAATGAGGCGACTTGTGATAGTAAAGATTATCCTCAAACGTGCCACCTTTCTCCGGGATAAATGTGACAGAGTAGCACCACTCAGGCTCTTGGCCTTCTGACTTTCTCAATTGCTGAATATCAAAACCCTGCAACTTTTCTATTTTAATTGTTTTGTTGAAGCTGCCTCTCTCAGGAAAAACATCGTCATTTAAAAACATCTGAACCAAATACATAATTTGCGTCCTATAAAAGCCGTTATTGGCAGGTTCATTGTACCACCTATTGCGCTTTAAGTGGACCGACCACTAAGCTATACTGTGCCAAAGACTCTTGAGGGCGTGACATGACTGATACACTGGCAACGATTGGCTTCCGCGCCGATACTAGAGACTTAGATCAAGCAGACGTAAAGTTAAAGAAGCTAGGAAGCACGGGCGAGCAAACGGAAAAAAAGATAAATGACGCAAACAAAGGTATGTCAGATTCTTTTAGATCTTCAACTGCCGCAGTGTCAGCCTTAACTGCTGGGCTAGGCGCTCTTGCAGCTACAGTTTCAGTTGGGCAAGTTATTCAGTACTCAGATGGCTGGAAATCGTTCAACAACGTGCTAAGGCAAGTTACCACCTCTGAAGCTGATTTTATTAAGACCCAGCAGTCAGTATTATCGCTAGCCAAGCAAACAAACTCAAACCTACTATCTACCGCCGAATTATACGGCGAGCTTACGCGCGCAACGTCCGACCTCGGGTTGTCATCGGAGCGAGTGCTTGGCGTGACAGGCACAATAAACAAGCTATTTCTGGCCGGTGGAAAATCAGCTGCTGAAGCATCTGGCTCTATTAGGCAGTTGGCTCAAGCCTTGGCGGCTGGCGCGTTGCGTGGTGACGAGTTTAACTCTGTGGCAGAGGGCGCTCCTAGGATACTTGACGCCTTAGCAAAACAGCTAAACATGACTAGAGGCGAGCTTAGGGAGTTTGCTGCAACGGGCGGAATTACAGCTGAAATTATGGTTAAGGCGCTAGAGGGTTACGCAACCGAAGCAGATAAAATGGTTGGTGTTACTCAGCGGACATTTGCGCAAACTAACGAAATAATTCAAGCGAACATCACCGAGTGGATCGGCAGCAGCAAATCTTTACAGGCAGTAACTGAGTCTGTTGGCTCTAGCTTGCTATCTGTCAGTGAAAACCTCGAACCTTTAGCGAGAGCGCTTGGGGTTGGCGCATCAATACTTGGTGGGGCATGGGTTCTGTCGGCTGGTCGCGCAGCTGCTGCAAATATAGCTCTTGGGGCCGCAACTGCTGGAGTCACTACAGCAACATACGCACTAACTGCGGCAACTAGGTTGCTGATGGGTCCGCTTGGCTTAGTTATTACGGCGGCTGGTGCCGCTGCAATTGCGTTTGACTCTTACGCTAAAGATGCGGACTCGGCAAGATTAGCCACCGAAAAACTAAACCAAGAGTGGGAGCGCTCAAGTAATGCGGCTAGGGCGCAGCAGTATGTGGCTGCGCAACAAAGAATTATAGATATTGAACGGCAGCTCATTGAAGAAGAGAAAAAACTCCAAGAAGCAATGAAGCAGACAGGCACTGGGATGTTCGGCAATACAACCGCAACCGCAAATCAAGCTAGGGTTATTTCTGAGCTTGGAAAAGAAAAGGCTGCATTGCAGGCAAAAATAGAAGGGATGAATAAGGCGTTTGATGACAGTCTACCTCCAATTACAGGGCAAACTTTAGCAGTAAAATCTGCTACAAAGTCAGCCAAAGAGCTTGCCAAGGAAATGGCTAATATTCAAAGAATTCAGGATGGCTGGGATGAATACTGGTATGACGAGATAGAGTCTGGCCTTGAAGAAATGGATAGAATCGCAGAGGAAAATGCGGTTGCAGAGATGGAGCGAATCGACAAGGCAATTGAGGATATTGACAGATATGTTGGTGTAAGCGAGAAAGCCGCAGAGCGCATCGAGGAAGCATTTGCGGATGCATGGATGAATGCTTTCGACGGCTTCGAATCTGTCGTTGACGGTATGAAAAACGCCTTTAAACGCATGCTTGCTGAAATGGCGCATATGGCTTTGACGCGCCCAATTATGATTAGCATGGGTATGGGCGGAATGTTACCTGGTGGCGCTTCCGCTTCGAGCCTTGGCGGTGCTGCATCCAGCATGGGTCTGCTCGGCAGTATCGGCGGCGGCATTACCGGACTTGGTAGTTTAATAGGTGGCTCATTCGGCGGCGGCTTAATGGGCGGCGGTGCCTTGGTTGGCGCTGGTCAATTCGGCACTCTGTTTAGCGGCGCTGGCTCACTGCTTGGCTCTGGCAATATCATGGCCGGTCTTGGCATGGCAACGCCTATCATTGCCGGTCTTGGTGCTGCATTAGCGGGCATTCAGAAGCTGTCAGGCGGCGGTCTGTTTGGCACATCGTTTAAAACAACCGGCCAATCATTGGGCTTGTCATTAGGCGGCGGAGATATTACCGGCTCAATCACTACAGAAGAGAGCCGCAAAAAATCCCTGTTCCGTGGCACAAAACGGCGCACATCAACATCCGGATATGATGCATCTGCCATAGATGACGCATTTGATGCAATCAGTGAATCACTTTTAGCTGCGGCAACAACATTCGGCATAGAAGGTGCTGACGCAGTCATTAAAGGCTTTGCCTCATCAGTCAACATCGACATTAAAGACAAGACTGAAGCAGAAATTCAGGATGCTATTGCCGCATGGGTTGGATCCACAACTGAAGGCTTGGTCAATGCCGTTTTCGGTGATTCGCTAGATGGCCTGCAAAAAGAAGGTGAGGGCGTAGTCGATACAGTCAATCGCCTAGCAATGAACATGCAGGCTGTCAAAGGTGTCACCGATGTGCTCGGCGTTAACTTTGGACTGACCGGCAAAGCTGCAATGGTTGCAGCAACTAACATCGTTGAGCTTGCTGGCGGTCTTGAGCAGTTGTCAGCGCTAACCAGTCAGTATTACTCAGCGTTTTACTCGGATGCTGAACAGCAGGCCAATCTGGTCGCACAGCTAAGCGAATCGTTTGCCGCGCTGAATGTCACCATGCCGGATACCCGCGAAGGCTTCAGGGCGCTTGTGGATGGCTTAGATTTGACATCTGAAGCCGGTCAGAAGATGTTTGCAGAGCTGATGAAGTTAGTGCCAGGAATGGACCAATACTTATCCGCTTTAGAGGCGCAACGACAAGCATCGGAAGAAGCAGCAGAAGCAGCGCGAAAAGAAGCTGAAGCAAAAGCGGCTGCACTGAAAGCGCAAGGGTTAGACCTGCAACTGCGGCTATATGAGGCGCTTGGGCAATCTGCTGAAGCATTGGCACTGAAGCGCCAAATGGAATTAGAGGCAACTGACGAATCATTACGCGCTATGTTATTGGCTATCTACGCAGCAGAGGATGCGGCGAAGGCGCAGGAAGAGTTAGCAGCAGCACAAGAGAAAGCTGCGGCATCAGCAAGAAGCGCCGCTCAGGATGCTTTTGGTAAGCTGTCAGACTCCATCAATACAGCAATAAAAGCGCAGGACGACATCCTGCAAAGCCGACTTGATTCGATTAACTCAGAGCGTGATGCCATCTATGCTTTAATCGATGCTCAGGATGCAATGACTGAATCACTGAAAGAGGCGGCAAGCAACGCTTTCGGCAAACTGGAAGAAGCGGCAAACAGAGAAATATCAGCATCTGAAGATGCGCTGCAGCAAAAACTGTCAGCCATCGACGCAGAGAGAAATGCATTAAACGAAGCAGCAAATCTCTCACAGAAAAACTACAGCGAGCAAATTAGTGCTGCTGAGCGTTACGCCGACTCTATTCGCGGCATATCAGATGTATTAAGCGACTTCCTTGATGGCTCTGCGGCTGCGGTGAATCCGTTTAAACGGCTAACTGAAATACTATCAGAGGCAAAAGCAGGCTTACTTCCAAATCAGTCTGAGCTTTCTAGTGTGTTGTCCGGCGTCAGCTCTGCAGGCTCTGCTGGATTTGCTTCAGCATTCGACCAGTCGCGTGCGAATGCCATCGCCAAAAATCAAGCTGCTGAACTGAAATCACTTGTCGGCGCTCAGGTTGGAAGTGCTGACGCGCAGGTGTCCGCAATACAAGCAGCATCAGCATCTGCACAAACCTACTATGAAGCACAGCTTGCACGTTTAGACTTGGCGGCAGAAGAAGCTCGGGCACAGAATGATAAAGCTGTTGCAGCAATCAATGCGCAAGTTGATGCGGCAAAACGCCAGCTCAACGCACTGCAATCAATTGATGATCGCGCATTAAGTGTGGAGCAGGCATTAAGAGAGTTTAACGCAGCAATGACTGCCGTTAACGGGCAGGCAATCACAAACTACGCCGACCAACTTGCAGCACTTGATGAGCAGGAAAAGTTGGCTATCAGTCAGCATGAAGAAAGTGTCAACGCCTTAAATGCTCAGTTAGATGAAGCGAAAAAACGCCTGAACGTACTGCTTGGAATTGATGATAGAATTCTATCAGTAGAGCAAGCCATGGATGAGTTTAACAAAGCCATGCTGGCAGCTCAGGATGCGCAAGTGACTGCAATTGCAAGGGTTGAGGAAGCCATTCTGCAGGTTGGGGAAACGATTGTTGAAATCGGCAAGCCAGACGATAGAGTTTGGATTCCACCAACTATGCCAGACCGGTATACTACTGACGCACCAATTAGCAAAGAGGTTACGGATTTGCTGAAAAAATTAGTTGATTCATCAAAAGCGAATGCTGAGCACGCATCGAAATCAGCCAGCTTTTTGCAAGAGATGACCATCGGCGGAATTGATGTGAGGTTTGAGCCGTGATAGTAATCA